TCACCACTACCATTTAACGCTGGTAAACCAGGGCCTGGTTCTTCTATCTGGCCGGTAGGAGCTCCCGCAGGAGGCTGGGCTCCGCCCATCATAGCAGCGAGTTCTGGAGGTAACTGACCTTCAGCTCCAGGAGCACCCGCCTGCTGTCCTTCCTCAGATTTAGCAACTGCGTCAATATTCCAATTCCAACTATGCAAGACTTTAGAAGTAAGTTTCTTCGGGTCGACAAACGGTAAGTTGATAAGCAACTGAAATAAATCCATACCTTGCTTTTTATCGATATCGTTCTTTCCGGCGATTGACGGAATAACAGAAGCCTTAAAATCAAATTCACCTTTGAGGTCGTCTTCTTCAATCAATGGGAACTTTAGCAATCCATCGTCACCGGTAATTCTTATAACCATGTCATCAGTGAAAAACTGACGATACATCGAAATCCAATATCTCATCATTTTGGAATATCCGTCTCCCATGTGATTAACAAATAATCTGACTCTCTCTAACGTAGACTCACGTAAATGTCTCACTTCCGTCGCGCTACCAGCTCCTCCGGATACTCCCATGGAAACATCGTCTACACCAGACGCATATCTCATATCACCTTTTAACAACTCTTCCTCTCTGTAAGCACTAGCCTTCACATCGCTAAATTCTACCTCGCGAACACCGGCGGGGTCGGTAGAATAGATGATTCCGAAAGGCCTAGTCACTAGCTCACTCTTATCTATATTAGCTAACGGGTTAACAATCCACATCTTATGGATATTAAGAGTGGTCGCGTCGAGACGTTGATTCTTAATCATGTTAACCATAATCTGCGGGCTTTCTAATATCAGTGGTAACCCCATCCCCTCAAACTCATTGGGCAACTTTAAGTATGGAATGTCTATAAAGAATGTTTCTTTGAAGTCATACGGATTCGGTATCTCTCCGCCCTTCAAAATCGGAACATCATTGACCATCACGGCGAATGAATCGTCGAACGGTCTCAGCCACTCGAACACTTCGTGCATCTTCAAGTCGACATCGGCGGTAGACGAAAAAACATCTTGCCCTGTAGTCCCTAGAGCGCCGAATCTATCAGAACCTTTATTAATTTTTTCATGAGTTAACTTCACTTCATTTCTGATAGATGCATAATCGGTCAAATCACCGCTATTAGTTTTCAATGCTAACTCTAATCTATTTTTGTCAGCTAAAGTATATTTTCGTTTGATTTCAGCTCCAGACAACACTAAACGTTTAAACCAATATTGTTTACTTTCCCTAGGTATATTGTGCCAGTCGTACCACAGACTGTAATTGTCTACCCATTCTGCATAAGGAGCGTCATAAAAAGTTTGTTCCTTTTCCTTCCAAGTAAGTTTTTTCTTGGTTGCTAAATCCTTCGTTACCAAGAATTTATGAGTTCTGACATCTTTCTTCCAACTAACCTGGATAAAGCCAGTGCCGTAGACAAGTGCAGAGCGAGTCACCAGTTCATTGGTCGTGTCCATGTTGGCTATCTCCCAGTTAAAATCACACAGAGTCTGGACTTTAGTAGACTTCAGTTGGTCGTCTTCATTCCTGCCCTGCACGGTGAACTCTGGACGAGCGTCTAGAATACGCGGCATCAGAGTTTCGATAACCCCCTGAGTGTATGGAACAAAGATGTTGGCCTGCCAACTCTTTATCTCCTTAGCTCTGTCACCGGTATATCCGATATAAAGTTTATACGCTCGGTCCAATCTCGGCTTAATGCAGCTTGTAAAATACAACCTCGCATCATCGCGTTGTATTGGATATTTTTTCATCATTTCTTCGTCTCCCCAGTCCTCTGGACGGTACGAATCGTATTTTGGCATATTATTTTATTTAAAGTATTTAATAAACTTTAATTAGTCAACAATCCTTTCGGTATCTCTATGTGCGGAAAATATTTAACAAGATTCTTAGGAAATCCTGTTGGACCAAGTTCTCCTGTCTTAGCGCGGCCCAAAAACTCACCTACCATCGAATATATTTCTGTTGGTGCGACAGCTTCCCCGTCCGGAACTAATCCCGGTTTTCCGTAATCCATAGTCCTTAATTCTATATAATCACTAAGAGCCTGATTATTTTTAACCGCAGTAGCTAAATCATTTAAAAAGTTTTTCTGCGTAGATATCGCATGCTTGCTGTCAACGTAATGAGTCAACTCGTGAAGCAACACCTCTCTCTTGTCGCGAGCGGCTGGACTAATATTAATATTTTTTCTTATATCACCATCCTTAGACCCTCCCCAATTCATCCCCCACGAATTAAATCCACCGTCCGGTACGTTTCTAGTATAGTCCAACACATCTGGATTGTTGACGGTGTTGGTTTCAACAAAATCTTTTTTACCCTGCTCTGTCAGGGATAAATTATTTTTATAAAAATCATTCATGTATTTATTCCGGACATCTCCAGCTTGTCCGAGTTGGTATAGTCTCGTGCCTGCATCGTCAGCCCATCGTTTAAGGGGTAATGATGGAACATTTTCCTTAGCCATTGCTAATTTTAACTCTAGTTGACTCGGAATTCTATTCTGCCCAGTCGGAGTACCTATAGACTCGTTTAATCTCTGCCTTACACCCCAATAATCTCCACCAGGTGTAATTTCATTCTCTAAACCAAGGTAATCGCCGTCAGTAGCATAATTTATTAGCGAACGACCCAAATTAGCCACCGGAACACTAGCAACATCCGCTATCTTACCCACTATTTTTTTTAGTATTCCATTTTTATTATTAGCCATATATGTTTGACCTAATAAGCGAAATTAATTGGCAAATGATTTCTGTAATCAATTTGCGTAGACGTTGTCGGAGCCATTATTTTAAATCCTTGAAGACAGATACCAGACGCGAAGATAATATCGTCATGAAAACCTTCCTGCGGTTGCATGTCTCCGTTATTATTATAAACGAACACTGACATTTCATTTAATAATTCTTTGCTATGTATTGTTAAAATTCCGTCACGGATTGCCTGGGCCAAATCATCTATCAATAACGGCCTAGTCAACTTATTGGTTTTCCATCCTATTTTATCACTGCTCCCCTGGCCTATGGTCTCAAACTTAGCCTGTCTGAAATATAAAGACGGATAAATCAACTGACGCAATACCGTAACTGTAGTTAAACCATGGTTATTTATTTCTACCACCATCAAGGCGTTATTATATTGCCTGCCCCACTTGTCTACCTTGTTAGCCAAGACATCTGGTGGTACTAATCCTCTGAACATGGCTACTTCTTCCCCAGTTTTTCTATTGAAAATAACCGCTACTGAATAATCTCCGCCCTCTACACCCTCTGAGACGTCCACACCCATGACGTATAAACCACCAACTTCAGGTTTTTTATAAATCCGTAAACCGTCTTCCTCTTTAACAAAATATACTTCCTTAGATGACTCATCGGTAACCGCGTCACCAACGTTTAAAATATTCTTACGTTGCTTTTTAATAATCATCTGGTCGAAGACCGAACGACCAGAAGCCAGGAACTCTAATCCATATTCCTGGGCAAACTTCATGGGATTGTTCATGCGACTGCGAATCAACTCTTTCTCTTCGCTAGTATAACCCCACCACCAACCATACTCTTTTTTAGCATAACCATTGTTATCAGCCATCCACATCCTATGGTACAAATTACCTTGGCCTCGCGGCGTGCTCTCTATAACCAGCTTTCCTGTCACCGGTACCGACGCTTCCAGCGTACTCATTTTATCATCCTGTTTCTCCCAAGCTGACAACTCCGTGGCCAGACAATTAGAAAGTGTGTATCCACGACCTACGTTCTCCGTAGACGGTAGAACTAGAATTTTTGAATTAACCCTAGGATAACTAATCTCATATTTAGAATTATAATGTCTGGTAGGTTTTAAATCATCTGGGGTAGAATTGTAAAATGTTTTTATCTTATCAAGAAGTTCAGCCGTCAATTCGCTATTATAGCCAATCAACGCTGTCGTGGTGCCAGGGTTCATAATAGTGTTGTGATACATCCAACCAGTCATGGCTGTCGAAAAGCCAATTTGCCGCGCTTTTAAAATTATAACGCGCGCGTTCTTCTTCACCGTGTTAAATAAATCTTTCTGCGCCTCATTTAAAATGAACGGGATTAACTGCCCAGGCTTCTTACCCTTGATTTTACAAAAATTCTCTAAATAAAACTTAGGGTCTTTTAATTTTTTAAGGGTCAAATATTTATCAATCATAGAGCCCCTCCGCGAGCCTCTTCTCTTCTTCTTGACGTTTCTTGACTTCGTCCGGAAGAGCCGGAGCTATTACTTCATAGTCTGGTTCGTCAACGATATCCCCACTCGAAATTTCTCCTTTTTCCTTTTTATCTATCGCATCTA